TTCATTGAACATTTCAATTGCTTTTTGAGCTTCTTTTTCACTTGCGAATTCAACGAAACCAAATCCTTTAGAGCGACCTGTGTCTCTGTCTGTGATTACTACGACATCTGCTATCTTACCTGCCTTAGAGAAAAGTTCTGTTAGTTGTTCTTTGGTAACATCATAACTGAGATTACCGACATAAAGTTTATTTGCCATTTATTTTTTCACCTCCTTAACATTTTAACATTTTTTTACTTCATAAGTTAAATCCATTTTCATATTTTCTTCGGCAGCAGAACTATTATCTTTCATCCAAGATGGTTTTGTATCATGAATCATTTTTAACATTTCATCGGCATTCATGTCTTTGCCCCACACCTTCTTTGTCATGGCTTGAAGTCTTTTAATCGCTGCCTCTGACATATCAAAATAAAAAGACATCAGTTCCTCTAGTTCGCCAAACATTACCATTCTAGGCAATTGTTTATCTTCATCATAATAAAACAATATTGCTCTTTTGATGCCCTTTTTTATTACTTTCATTTCTGTTTCTTTTTCTTATAAATATATTTACCCCTTGCTATTACATCAACTTTACAGTCTAAACAGTATTTAGCATTCCAACTACCTGGTGTAAAACTTTTGCCACAAATTACACAATGTCTATCTTTCATTTTTTATCCTATTTCGCCTATTTTTATTCCAAATATTCTAATATCTTTCTTTTCATTTAATTTGATTTTTGACTCAAGAATTTGTTCTGCCTGATTGAATTGATTGACACCTTCCTGAGAATCCATCCAAGATGGGCGAATATCTCCTACCTTCCAAACTTTTCTTCCATAAACGGGATTATTCTCAACCACATCTCCGCTTGGCAATCGCATTGCACTATTCATTTTTTTTACCCCCCAAGATATATTTTTGCATATACAAACTGAAATTAGAACCCTCTTTTGAATATCTACCTTCTGTTCTTGATTCATAATGATAAACAAGAGCAGCAGGTTCGTAATAGATTCGGTATCCTTTTTTTCTTATCTCTTGACAGTAACTCATATCTTCCCAACCACACCAAAATCGTTCATCAAAGCCACCTAATTCTTCAAAAAGTGCTTTGGGTGTCAAAAGACATGCCCCAGTAGCCGCAAAGTATTGTTTTCTAATCATTGCTGAGGGATAATCCATCGGCTTTTTGAAGTAAATATGGTCAGGCACTCCTGAGTTATGCTCAATTATACCAGCATGTTGAATTGTTCCTGATCCTGGATGAATAAGACGAGCCCCAACTATTCCTACTGCCTTTTCTTCACTAAATACATTCATCATTGCTGTTAACCAACCCTTCGTTACTATTGTATCATTATTAAGAAAACAAAGGAAATTACCCTTAGATGTTTCTGCTCCCTGATTATTTGGAATAGCAAAACCTTTGTTTTCTTCATTTCTAAGATATTGCCCTTTCATTTTAAATCCAGCATTAAGCACATACTCTTGAGTGCCATCATTAGAGGCATTATCAATAATAATAAGCTCAAACGGCCATTGAGTATTCTTTTCAACAGATTCCATCATCTGTTTTAGAAACTCAACCTTGTTCCAGCTAGGGCAAATTATACTAACCAAATCTTTCATGTTTCCCTAATAGTTATGGAATTAATTTCCATATCTCAGCCCTTATAAAAGAGCTGAGTATAGAAGTTACTCCCTGGTTACTTCAAAAGTAACTGTTGGATCATACATAGAGTCTTGGCTTGATGGAATTTTGACTTTAGCCACAATATCTTTAGTTGTGCCTTTTGCCATTGTAAATTTAATTACATTGTCAAATTTATAGCCCCAATCATAACCTTGAATCCAGATATCTAATTTTTCCAAGTTGGTAGTTGTAACTTTAACGCCAACATTTTGATTACCATTACCCACTGCATCTGTATTCGTGATTCGTAACCGTACTTCATGTATTTGATTAGAATAAACCGTAGCAGGAAGCATATTTACCCATTCAGTACTAATTGCTTCGTCTAAATTAGAATGAGTTGTTCTAACTTTAACTACACAGGCATAAACTACGCCAACAGTTAAAAGCGTTACGAAAAGACCTGTTAAAATACCTTTTATTAATTTCTTCATTTTTTATTCACCTCCTTTCAAACTATCAGATTCTGATAGTTTACTATTCCTATCTTTTAATAATTTTATAATTCCAATAATAAGTAGTAGAATCAACAATAAATTTCTTACAACTAATATCCCTGTTACCATAGGCCAAAGCTGGATTAAATCATTCCAATATCGAAAGTAAACCCAAGTCAAAAATGAAGCAGAGATAAACAAACCAGCCTCTAAACTAGATAGAAAAGCTACAAATGGAGCAACCCAAATTAAATATTGAGGCGAAAAGGTATTACTAAACAGGATTGCTCCTAATAGAGTTAAAAATATTAGTCTCATTTTATTTCAAAGGAATTATGTTTATACTCTGTGATAGAGTTTTTATTAAATAATTTTGGTATTGCTCTAATACTCTCAATTTGTATCCCTCTATGACCATGAAATTCCCAAAGATTATTGAGAGATAATAATTGAAAAGTAGAAACAGCAAAAATTACCAAACCAATCAAGAGTTCTCGATGTTTTCCTCTTTTAATAAACATTCCAATCAAAATAGGCAATAAGAGAATAGGATAAATTTTCAACATTACTCCTGCGGCTAAGGCGAAAAAGCTCCATAAATTCCCTCTCATAGCCAAATAGACAGCCAACAAACTCATAAGAGCAGGAAAAATATCAAATCTATCCCAAAACAACCCCCCTAAGGGTAGAATTACCGCTAAGAAAATGTAAGGATTGCCTTTTAGCTTCTTAATCATACAGATGGTTGCTAAGATGGCTAGAGCCACCATTCCATACCACATTAATGTAAACCATTGCTGACCGAAAATATTAGCTGTTTTAAACAGCCATAAAGCCAATGGTGGATACTCAGGAAAAAAATCTGCATAAGGAACCAATCCTTCTTTTATTTTAGAAGCATAGTCATAATACAAAGCTAATTCTCCCCAAGGTTTTGCTAATTGCTCAATCATTATATTATTTAGTTGGTCTAGTCATTTTAGACCCGCACTTAGGGCATAAAACTTGATAACAAGGTACGCCTGTTTGGTGTGAAACTTTTGTGCCACATTTAGGGCAAACACATTGCCCTCCTGGCCCTTGACTTGTACCTCCTGGTTGTCTCCCTCTAGGTTCTGCCATATTTCCTCCTTTTATAACAAACTACATATTGACTATATATTAAATCTTTTCTTCTTATTACTTTTCCTTTACGACTTTTCCCTTTATCTGCTTTAAAAGAAATTTCTTTTTTATCTTGGATCAGATATTTTAAGGCTTCTGTTGGAATCCAGACAATTAATTCATTGTCAACCCAAACCCAAAAAGTAGATTCTGTTGTTTCAATCCCTGATGGTTTATCATCATACATTGTTTCAACAAAGTAATTGCCTGTTTCAACGGCACGAGTATCCCTTTTAACTTCAATTTTATCATCAGTTTCTGGTACATAAATATCATATCCTTTGAAATATCCTTCTATTCTATGAGCACGAGGGTATTTCTTTTTAATAATCTCTAAAACCTCATCTTCCGCACTACTGCCTGTTTTATAGGCTTCGTCAAAACTCGGATAGCTCATTCTTTCTTCTTCTTTGGTTTCTTCTTTTCTCGCTTAGGTTTATCCCTTCGACCATATTTTCTAGCCATTTTTACCTCCTTGCTGCTGGCTGAGCATCTTCTTTAATTAATTTTTTGAACCTATTTAACATTAATTTGGCACGACTTGCTGGTGTTAGTCTTTTAGCAAATACCTCTGCCGCTTTGCCATATTTCTTTTTTAGTTTCTCATCTTTAAGTAATTTTATAATAGCATCTTTTAAGTCGTCTGGATGACAAATCTGATATTTAGAGCCATCTAAATTATAGGCATAGGCTCTGGGTTTGACCAATATGCCTCTATCTCTAACAATCTCCCGAACTGCTGAACAATCAACACCGATTGAGGGAACACCAGAAATTCCTGCCTCAATAAATGGTAAACCAAAGCCCTCGCCCCAAGAAGGCAGAATGTTTATATCGGCAAGGTTGTATTGGATATTAAGAGTTTTATCGTCTATTGGCCCCTTATTTCTATCTCGTGGTAATAAAACATAATCGGTTAAACCTAATTCAGTAACAAATCTTTCTAAATCATAACCATCAAATTCACCTGAATCTGTTTTGGTTCTTTTTATTCCTGAAGAAAGAATTAAAACAGTATTAGGAAGCTCTTTTAAAACCTCTTTAAACGCATCTAGTAAGACGGGAACATTCTTTCTTTGCTGCCCTCTAGCATTACATATCAAAATATTAAATTCACTTAATTTAAACTGTTCTTTTAGTTTCTTTTTATCAAGTTTGTGAAATATTTTAGGGTCAACTGAGGGATAAATAACTTCTCCCATTAATCCTGGTACAACATTTTTACATTCAATTGCTCCAAAATGGGATTGCCAAAAACAGTAATGCATCCATTTCAAAGACTCTCTTGAATAAAAATCTAATGGTTCACTATCAAGAGTGCCCCAATGAACCCATTTCAGTTTGGCAGGGTGAGCTAAAGTAAAAGATATTTTAGGAAGTATCCAAAAATCCTGAACAGTTAAAACAATGTCAGGCTGAAAATCGTCTATGGCATAATGTAAAACCTCTTGAGCATAATAGTTTTTAACTTCAGGAGTTTTAGTGTGATAAACAACCATATCTTTATCTATTGGATAGCCATTATATCCAAGAGCTACTTGCCTAATATCATTGCCTTTTTTTAAGTAAGGCAAGACATCTCTAATCTCTCGAGCGTAGCCACTCTTCCAACGAAAATAGTCACCGTAAATTAATATTTTCATTTTTTCTCTTTCTTTTTGTATTTTTTAAGAAGTTTTTTGATAATTTTAGTAGCATTATCTGTTGTCTTAACAGATACTTCCCCTGCAAAATCAAGTTGCCCTACTGGTGTTTCTATATTTATTGTTGATATCCTATCTACTCCCATATTAAGTGTCAAACTCATTATCGGTATCTCTTCACCATTTATAAAAACATGGCTATCTTTAAGAGTCACACCAATTGTAACGGCTATCTTTACTTTTTTCATTTTATTCCTGCAATTTCCTTAATTTTTTTTATCGCTTTTTTATAAATTGACCCCTGGCAAAACCCATCAATATCATTGCCATCTTTGATATAGCCCTCTAAATCTCTACAATCTAATTCATAAGACTCAATAATCTCGATTGCGTATTCTAGTGCTTTTAACAACTTTTCATTATCTGTGTGTAGTAGAAAACCATCTTTATTTTCTTTTAATACCTTTAATGCTTCTTTTGGTGTAATATTGGCCAGATTAAAGAATTTTTTATTTTTCATTTTTAAGGCCGACTTTTCTTTGTGACATCTCGCACAAACCAAAACAAAGCTATTAACAAATTTCATCCACAGATGTTGGCATTTTTTCTTCATGTTATTTTTTTAACTCTCTCTTTAATACCTTATTAAATACCTTTAATTTTGAAATCACATCAGCAATATTGCCTTTATAGCCTCCTGCGTGGGCTGCCCGACCTTGTTTGTCGGCTTTAGCCTTAGCTCTTGCCCTTGCCGCTTTATCTTCACATTTATAATAATACTTTTTTTGACTTCCCCATTGACAGTAACAACCCTTGGTATCTTTTTTACAACTAGTTGGCATTTAGTTCACCTCCTATTTATTCCATTTCAACCTATTTTAATAATTTCCCCTTTTTAATATCCTAATGTTTTTAATATTGACTGCCTTCTGTTTGCCACATTTTGTATCTTAGGGGTTAGGGTTTCCATTTCAGCACTAATCTTTGTTAGTTTGTCTACATCTAATTCAGAAACAGCATAAAAACCTCTACTGCATAAATCAAGCCCTTCTGCTGATAAAGTAAAACCTATGTCGTCAATTTCTTTCAAAGTTCTCCAATTAGAATAATCACATTGAGTTGGAACTTCTTTAACAACTTCTCTGACAGAACCCTTAGGGGCAATTATCATTCCTAAAAAAAAGATTCCAACAATAACTATCCAAAATTTCTTTTTACTCCAATTTTGATAATTCATTAAATTTTCACCTCCTGTTTATCCCATTCAATAATTGTAACATCTTGTTCTCCTGATGGTGCTTTATTTGAGCTGATTGTATAACAAGGTTTATCATTTTCTTTCCAATCATTTATAATATCACCCGCATAAATTCTCCTACTTCCTTTGATTCTAAACTTGACCTTATCTCCCTTTTTAGGAATATTTTCAGGAATATATGTTTCTTTAAGATTATTTAATTCGAACCATAATTTATTTAGTTCTTTTAGTCTATTAATAGCCATTTTATCCTATTGATATAATTAAACCAGGCATACATTTACATCTCCAAAGATAACCTGTATATTTCTTTGCTTTTGGATCTTTGACGGGTATCATTTTTCTTCCGCACTTTTTGCACTTTGGTGCTTTTTTTCTTAATTTCTTTCTTGATAATTTTTCAGCTTTAATACAAATACCTTCTTTTAATCCTTTTTCGTAGCATTCTTGACACCACTTATCATGACCTTCTGCTGTTATTATCTTTACTTGTGCAGCCCTCCTGCCTATTTCTCCAAACTTTCTTAGGCAATGAGGGCATTGCCAGGGTTGGATTGGTATTATGTTTTGACCTGCCCTCTCAAATCCTAATGTGGCAGTATGGTCTGTGTGTTTGACTTTTCCAGGCATACTAAACACCACTCCTTTTAGATTTTGATGAATTTAATTTACTCATTTTTTGATACATCTTTTCTCGATATGCCTGAATTTTATCGGTTAACTTCCTTTTATCACCTGTTCTCCTAACCGTTTTTCTGAAACTCAATACTATTTCGGCTTGTTTTCTTTTCAAAACTAAGTAAGGCAGAATTCCTTTGAGAAACCATTCACATCTTTGTGGTACCATTATCCAGATATGGTCCTCTCCTATTCTAGAAAATTGTTTATCCTCTCTCTGACGTATGTAATAACTTCCTCCAAATTTATTTGTTAACCATTCAATAACTTCTTTTGTGTATTGGCTCACTTTTACTCCCGTTCCATAGTGAACTCCATCTTTATATCTTTTTATATATCTTTTATAAAGTGTAATACAGCCGTCACTATCCATCACGCCTGCAGCATAGGCCCAATCTTCATTTGTAGGCATATTATTTCGTCTCTTTTTTCCATTCGGCATTATTGTTGGCTTCTAGCTATATCTTTTATATCCCAAGTCATTTAATTTCTTTCTTTAAATCTTTTAATTTTTGGTAATATTTTTCTCTTTTTTGTATGACTTCTTTACTTAAACTACCTTTCAAAAAATATTTTTTCCCGCTACTGCATCGTGCTCTATCAGTTAACCATTTTTTAGTTTGTCGTTGTCTCATTTTGTCAAATTCTATAGCAGCCTTAGCTTGTTTCTTTTTATAAATTAGGAAAGGCAAAATCATTTCAAGAAGATTTCTTGCATATGAACCTAGAATATGCCATTCCCAAAAAATCTGGTTATGTCTATACAGATGCCCACCAAAAGTTTTATAACAAAATCGAAGTATCCTTTTATCTTTTTGCACTATTCGAACATATAAATTATAAATAGGATTTTTCTTATTAATTTTTGTGCTTCTTCTTGTAGTTTTATTGATTCCGATACACCCATCACAATCTATTGCTCCTGCCAAATATGCGTATTTTTCTTTTTTTATTTTCATTGGTTTGCTCTCATTATATCTTGTAAATCCCATGTATAACTCGGTCTGGTTTGAAAATTTGGGTCAATCATTTCTTTGCGTTTAATGATTTTATGAACGATTCCTAGCCTTACTGCTTCTTCTACTGGAAACCATTTGTCTTTCCCGCTTTCAAACAACTCCATCCAGTATCCTGGGGTAGTTTTCCCACCAGTTTGATATGAGAAAAATCTCGCCATTTTCTCTTGAACACTCTTGATATATTTGACCCTAGCTTCAATATCAGGAACTTTGTCTGCCATACCGAAACCTACTGAATGCATCATTAAATTAGTATAATCATAGCAAATTCTTTCCTTGCCTCCCATGAAGAGAATAAAACCTCCCGAAACAGCATTAGCCATAGCGACCGTTCTAACGTGAGGGGTAATCGTTCCCATAACGTCAGTGCCTACAATCGCTTCATAAAAATTACCACCAAGAGAATTAATAACAACTGCGACATCAAGCTGTTGAGATTCTTCTTGAAGTTTGATTAGATGAACATAGAGCTTTTCGACTAGAAACTCATCAATAGGGCCATTAATCCAAATTTCCCTTTTCTTTAATCGCTCTTTAAAAATATCAAGCCCAAAGGCTTCTTTAAGTTTGATATTAGGTGGTGGCTTATTCATTTTTTTATAAATTTTCTTATACTCACACTTATTTTCTTATTATTCTTTTGTAATCCTTTTATTTTTTTATCTAAATCAGTAATAGCTAAGCTTATTAATTTTTGGTTATTAATAATTGCCAATATCAAATCAGCTACTTGCTTAAAATTCTTTTGAGCACAAGCATTATGTTGCCCAACCGATAATGGCGACTTCGGGTTCATATTATCAGGGATTGGCAAAGTAATTTGCAATAAAGGCTTTTGCTGTTTTCCCTTAGACTGAACTTTAGGTGCTTGAACTTGTTTTATCACCATAATTAGGCTCAAATTTTAATAATTTGTCTTTTAATGAACTTACTGAACAACAAATATTTTCTCCAAGTTCCCATGTTATTCTGTCAGACCGCCAGTCTGGTCCAGTTTCCCATGGTATTGGTTCGGGTCTATATGGTGTTGGTTGAACCTTCGGCATTTCTCTAATCTTGTCGATTTCTTTTAAAATGTCGTCTGCTTCTATTTGCTTTTTATCCAATTCGCCCTTTTCTAATTTCTTATAACAATCCTTACAAAGATAGGTGACTTTTTTCTTATCGGTTAAGATAACAGCATCTTTAAATTCAATTATTTTCCTACAACCAACACATTTGACCTCTCGGTTTTGACCGATGCCAAGCTTTTCTGCTATTTTTTCTAGCTCTTTTAGCCTGTCTATTTTTTCCATAGCTCTCTATATTTTTTCCAAGTAATATTAAAGATTTGAGAATTTGTTTGTGTGTCGTGTCTTACTTCGAATTCCATAAGCTTCTCAGACCCGCCACCCTTTCTTGGCTCAAGTAAAAATTCTTCTAAACATTTCAATACTAAATCCATGTCGGAATTATTATCATCATCTTCTTTTCTTAATTTTTCCAACAATCTCTCTAATTCTTTTAATCTGTTGACTTTCTCCATTTTCATGGTTTTTTCCCTGGCCATTTCTTACTTTGTGTTACGCAATCGGTACACATATAAACATCTTCTCTCTTCATTACTGGCGGCACTCTAACCCATTTGCCAAATCTATTCTTTTTTAGAAACCCTTTTCTTACCAGCTTTAACCTTATTTGATGTAATCCTTGTGCTGTTAAATTCCCACAAACACTACATCTAACAAGAGGCATTGCTATTTCTTCTGTTTCATTTATTTTCCTTTCCTTTGGCCTTAATATCTTTGTCATTTTTTATCTACTATTGGTTTTGCTGGTTTTACTTTATTGCCGAAAGGCTGAGTAACTGGCTGATCTGGAATCTTATCAAGGTACCAAATTAAGGCATAGGTCTTATTACCTACAGAATAGGCATTGCGGCCATTTAAAAATCTCTTTTGGTTATCAATAGTTTGAAGAAAAGCGTTAACTTCTTTATCAAATGCTTTTAATTGTTTAACATTGGGATTTTCAGGTGAAACGAAGGATTTCACTCTCATAAAAGCACGAACATTTCTTTGCCCTGTATTTGGAATATTTGGTTGCCCGTTGGGCATTACTGCTTCACACTCCTTTGTACCTTTAATTTAAGTAATGAATATTATTATTTATAATATTATCACTTATAGGTAAATAATTGATAATTGTTGTGAATTTTCTTGAATTACAACTTCTACATAGAGGTTGGATATTTTCTATATAATCAGAACCACCCTTATCTAAGGAAATTATATGGTCTTCGGTTAGTGTAATTTCAGGTTCATATCTTTTACAACATAAACACATATAGTTATATTTCTTTTTTAGAGCTTCCCATTCCTCAAGGGTATGACTTCCTAAGGCTCCTTTCTTTTTTGCTTTATATCTCTGATTAGTAAATCGCTTTTTTTCGGTAGGCCCATCAGGGTATCTTTCTTCATAAGATTGATATTTATATTGTCTTTCGTATTCCCCTTTACTTCTATATCGTTTGTTTCGTTTCTCAGTCTTAATAATGTGCCCTTCCCATCTTTTTTTAGCCCCTAATTTAGCTGCTTTTTTTGTTGCCTCTTTTCCTTCAGGGGTAGCTCTCCATTCTTTTATTTTCTCTTTGGTTTCTTTTGAAAGTTTATGACCTTTTTTAAATTCAGTTTTTGAAGAGTAATGTTTACCCTTTCGGGTTTCACTCATCTTTTCTTTGGATTTTTTAGAGTGGTGTTTCCCTAACCAATGAAGTGGTTTTTTATTGATTATCTTTTTTTGATTTTCATTCATTTTCTAACTCCTTACTAAAACTACACATAATTATAACATAAAATTGTTTAAAAATCAATTATCAATCCTCATCGTGAGATGATTCATCTTCTTCTGGGTTTTGATCTCCTGGCTTCCGTTCAGGTTTCCCTCGTGGTGCGTCAGGCGAAGAAGTTTCTGTTTCTCTTCCAATAGCCTTTTCAACTTCAATTAATGAATCATTCTTTGTGCTAACTAAGTAATATTTATTAGCCCATTCTTCATCAATTGGTAGCAATCCCATAGATACTCTTGCTTCATTAAATGAATATAACCCTTTATCTCGTGCTGCCATAAAGTCTCGGCGTGAGGCTTCTGATTCTTCTAAACCAGCAGTCTTAAAATCTAATCGCCAACCTTCAATTTTCATACTGTCTTGAACAATATCTTTAGTTATTTTCTGAGAGATTAATTTTCTTAGAGGAAAAGCATTAACAAGGTAAAAAGAACGCCTCATTTCACTCATAGTAGCTCTATTTGTTCCTTCAGGAAATCCAATCATAGGTAAGGGAACACCATATTGACCCGCAACAAGCCTTAAACCATATCTAAGGAGCTCTAAATAAGACATATCTTGTAGTGTCAAACCTAATGCTTCTGCTTTTGCACCCTTGAATGAAATTAGTGTTTTTCCAGCATTATGAGGCCCCATGTAGTTCTTTTCGAACCAAGCGGATACTGCGTCTGCGTCAGCTTCAGTAGAATCTTCAGGAAGAATTAATTGGATTGGAGGGCGACCACCATTTCTTAAAATATTAATATTATAAGTGATTGCTCTCATGAGCAATTGAAGTGTTGCTGTGTTATCTTCTAGAACAGCCCTACCATACAAATCAGCTTTTCTATGGGGTCGCTTACAATGGAGAATTTCATCTAAACTGTAAATAACTGCCTTGTTTTGTTCTGTTTTTCTTTTAAATCCTGTTTTTACCAAAACACCTTTCTTTTTTTGTTCTGCATCAACTAAGATTGTTATTTGGGTTGGGTCAAGATTATAAAGCTCGGCTACTTCCATCTGTTTCTTTTTCCAGTTTGCACTTCTCTTTGTTGGAACTTTCTCAAGATAGAAGTTTCCATAAGCTAAGTAATTCTCAACACAAACACCAAGAAGTGTTTCGATAGTATCATCAGGGTTAGGTCTATCAAAAAAATCAATCAATCGTTTTAAGTCTTTTTTAGTGCCTTTTTTACCTTCAACTGAGGATTTAATCACATATCCACCACCTAGAACAGCATCTCTGATCCTTGAGGCACATTGGATTGAACCAGGAGAATCGCTAAATAGGGTGCTTAATGTATTATAATTTTTGCCTGATTGATAAACATTAGCAAGAAATGTCTCCCCAAACCCCGCAGTAGAAATATATTTTCTTGATTTGGTAAATTTTCTATCTAAAGCCTTAGCAGTATCTAATGCCCATTCTTTTTTAGCTACTTTTAAGGCTTTCTTAACTGTTTGAGACACCTCTTTATTGTATTGTGTCTTTAGTTCTTGCTGTAGTTCTTTTTTGGCTTCAGTCTTAACTTTAGCAAGCTCTTTTTTAACATTCTCACTATTTAAAATGGGTTTTTCTAAGATTTTAGGGAGTTTCATAGCTTTCTAAGAAAATAATACACTTTTTGTTAGAAAAATGCAAATCTTAACCAACAATCTTGAATCCACGCCCTGGCACTCCTTGCCCACAATGGTAACATACCCCAGCGACTGCATCAGCGACATCTTTGCTTCCGCTTCTTGGATGGTCAATTTTTGTTGCCTTAACTTCTTCTAATTGTTGTAATTCTTCAACTAAAGGGCGATAGTAATAATAATCTAGTCTTTTATCTAAAAGGGCAGATTTAAGAGTATAATAAGCTTCTGATTTTCTATCTACAGAGAAAAAATCAGCATTAAATCCTGCTGATTTTAAAGTTTGAACACTATCAACCGACTGCCAACCATCAAAAGTTACTTTGCTAATATTATAACCAATATCCCTTAACTTATAAACCAACTTTCTAACATCTTCAAATTGTATTTCGTCTTTTGGTTTTGCCCTTATTTTTAACATAAAGTCAATAAAAATTCTAGGTCGTTTCTCAATCTTGCCTTGAGAACTCTTTGCCTCTATCCAACCATTGAATTTACCCATAGCAAAACCAGCACAATCACCTTTTCCTTCTTTGTTTAATCCTAAATCAATATGGATAAATCGCTTATCAGAGTCGAAATTTTCACTGCTTTTTAGGTTATAAAACCATTCAGAAAAATCACCAGTTTTAGGGCTGATAGGATGTTTTCTATTAGAGTTGGCGTTAGCAACGATAACATCGGGGTCATTGAAAAAGCCTTGAATTGCCATTGAAGGTTCTGCCCCATAATCTCGCATTGCTCTTTCAGGGTTCTGTTGAAATTCATTTTCATATTCAACAGGTATCATTAATTTTTTACCTTTATATTTAGGAATATAATTGCCTAAATCAAACTTCTTCCCACTAAACATATCTGCAGGCATTGCTTCCCAAAGAGGCGTTCTCCGTCTAAGCACATTAGGATTACTCTCTTCTTCTTTCCATTTCTTTTCAGCGAAATCATAAATATATCTAGGAGAAGTAATGATAAACATTTTACCCCTACTAAAAAATCGAGAACGAATACGCTTTTTAATCTGATTATAAGATTCTTCGGCATAGTCTTTATCTTTGGTTAAAGTATGAAATGAGGCTTCGTCAATAACTGCCCCAAAAATGTTATAACCGAGAGGAGCTTCTTCGTTTGAACCTATAGGGAGAATAAAGATATTCTTAGGCAATCTAATTTTTGATTTAATTCGAGGGTCAGGAGGATAAAAGTTTTGAAACCATTGGTTATTATCAATTCTGTTTTTAATTTCACCAAAAACAATGTCTTTGGCTTGGCTAAATGACTTGGAAACATTAACAAAAGCAATCCTAGTGCCCTTGGCAAATCTAAAGTATGATTGTGGGTTCTTTAGGCAAAGGAGGCGATAAATGATATAGGTTATTGCCATCGAGGAGACATAGGATTTCCCAGAACCAATGCCAGCAATATAAAGAACTTCTTCATACTTTCCAAGGTTCTCAAAATCCTTAAAGCCTCCACCAGTATCAAAGATTTTAATTAAGAGTTTTTTGTTGTAAGGTCTAGCTGCATCCTGTTTAGTAACAAAATTAGGATTTTCTAGAAACTCCTTCATTGTTACTGGCTTGTGCTGGTATTCTGGATGGCTGGCTAGAAACTCCAGTGTCGCTAATTCCTTCAGGTTGGCGTTGCTTAAGAACTTTTCGAATGGCGCTGATAATAATAGTTTTGTCATCTTTATTTAGTTTATAAATTTCGGCAGCAAATTTACTTATTCTTGCTTCTACTCCTAGATTAACATTTAATCCTTCAGGTGATTTTATACCTTCTATTTCTACTATTTTACCTAAAATTGTCAATGCTGTATTCATAAAACTGTTTCTAGTCGCCCCTGTTGCACTTAAATATTCACTAATTGCCCGATTATATAAAAATTGAAGCTTGTCTAATATTTCTGCTCTTTTTTCGTCAAAATCAACATCTTGTGAAAGGTCTTCTTGTCTAAGATAACTTATATCATTCTTAATGACTTCTTTACTAACAGAGATAGTAATTTTTCTTTGGCTTTTACCAGCTTTAATACCCTTTTTAAGAATCTCAACAATTTGTTGGGGTTCATATCCCATTCTCACTAATTCTCTCACTTTGCCTCTACGAAAAGCTATCATATGTATCTTATCAGGATCAGCATTTTGAGCCTGTAAGTCTAATTCTTGAACTGTTGGTAATGTGTTATCAAGATTTTTTCCTGTCATGTTTCGCTAGATATTCTAAACAGATAATTACTAAAGCATCAGCAATATTTTCTTTCTTTGTTACCTCAATGGCTTTTTCAATAATTCTATTTTGCTTGGTATTTAACATAATTTTAAATTCATGTTCTTCGGGTAAGCCTTTTTCAAGTTCGACACCCTCATCATCAAACGAATCAAAGTCATATTGAAGTAGGTTTTCTAATCCCTTAAATTGTTCAGATGTATAACCAAGTTTCTCTTCTAATTCTTCAATTGAGTAGGTTTTGTGAAGTATATGAATCACTTCAGCTAATCTCAGAGTATCAAACTCACCTCTTAATTTATTCATATTGATAGAAGAAATCATTGCTTCAGGAAGTTTTTTATCAAGCACTATAGCAGGAATCTCTTCATAACCAATATTTTTAGCGGCAAGATAACGATGTTCGCCATCAATAACTTCATATTTTATTTTCCCTTTTGGTTCAATATGACGAAGTAGAATAGGTTGAAGTATCCCTTCTTCTTTTATTTTCTCATTTAACTGTGCCATTAATTCGGGTTCCATGACATTAGGATTAAAAGAATTTTTTCTGATTTCATTAATAGGAACTGATTTAATTTCGTGTTTAAATTTTAATTTTACCATTTGACACCTCTTTTTTCCCAGACATGGGTTACAAAAGTTTCCATTTCTTTGAATACAAAAGCATTTTCTAAAGTGCGGTTTTTATGTGCCCTGCTTTTTATATCAAAAAATTTATAAACATCTATTTTCTTTATTCTATCAAAAATTCGCTTATCTTTATACCATGTGCTTTGTAGTTTAAATGTTTCTTTATCAAAACTATAAACTGCTCCTACTCGCCCTCCAAGTATCCAATTAGTATTGTCAACTGAATAAAAAGGGTAACGTAACATTAGTTCTAAGTCGCCGACTCCAAACCCATGAATTTTAGACTTTAATCTAATAATGCGAAAACATTTATCGAGATGCTTAATTCTACGAAGCTTAGGAACTCCTACAAGCCCTCCTAAGGCAATGTAATCGTATTCCTTGGTCATTCGCTCTAATTCTTTATAAGAAGAACCTATATGAAAGGTTGCTAAGGGATGTAAACCCTTGCTTTCCAAATATCGTTGATTCTTTTTTGTTCCTTTCTCATCGCCAATGACATCTAAATTAGCATAAACTGCCAAATAAGGGCGATACTTCTTTACAAAAGTAGCATAATCATCAATATTAATTGGAATCTTTCTCGTCCAAGCAGAAAAAGCACCTGAATCTAGAAAAATACTTTTGCCCAATAAACCTCTTTTTTTATGCCATTGAATAAACTCACTCTTACCTGATTTGTCTCTAAAAGTTAAATAAGATTCAAGTAGGTTTTGTAAACCTGCTTTTTTGGCTTCATCTGAATAAGCACTATATCCAGCAAAATATAATTTCATTTTTCAATAAGACTCAGAAATTCTTCTCTTGCTTCAGCTTTTTTTCTAAATACACCAAAACAAGCAGAGGTTGTAGTAATACTATTAATTGATTTCGTTCCCCTTAATGAAACACAATCATGACTAGCT